GGATCCAACAACTTACTTCGAAAACAAATTATGTCAGAATTGAAGAGGTCAAAACATAATGCCAACTTTCTCTTATCAGTGCAACCAGTGTGGACAAATGTTCGATCTTTTTCTCAAGATAGGGCAAAATGGTGTCCCCACGGTTGAACCGTGTCCGTATTGTAAAGGATATACAGTACATCAAATAATCACCAGTTCCCCGTTGTTTGGTGATTCGTACAGTTTAGGACATCATCCATTGCCGGATGATTTTAAAGGACTGCTAAAACGCATCAAAGAGAAGAACCCCAACTCGAATGTCAACATATAACTTATGAGGTGATTTATGATCTTTATTGCAGTAGGTATCTTTGCCGCACTCGGTTTCGTCGCAGGTTTCATTGTCGCAAGACGCGGATATCTTGATCAAGTGATCGATCTTGACAAGTACGGACTATGAGGTAGACTTATGACTATCGAATTGAAGCAAGGCTTGATCCTCAAATCGAATGATGGCGAGTATGTCTATAACATTTATCTGTTCAACCCTGAATCTGAGACAATGGTTCTTGACATTCTCGACAAAAACTTGAACACTGTTGCAACGAAAAACCAGTACTCAGTTGCACTGTTCAAACAGCAGATCGAATCTGGTACTATCATCGCATTCAAGGATGATGAAATCATCGGGGCGCCAAATGAGCAAGCAGAGTGAACGACTGCACGCTGCTTTAGCTGAAATATCAGAGAGACTTAAATGCAGCTTCTTTGACGCATGTATCGAGCTCTGCAAGGAGAACGAGCTCGATCCCGAGGACTTGGTCAAGCAGTTGGATAGTTTCACCATTGACCGAGTCAAACAGAGTGCAATCGATGATCGTATGGTCAGCAAGAAGAACTCAGGAGTGGATGTTAAGCAACTAATCTTCGAGTAACTATCATGACTCCAGGTTTCAGAACCTACGTGGACTATGTTTACATCAAAAAGCACTTCAATGACTTCGAGTGGGTTTGGAATCCTAAAGCCAACTACACTCGTTTGAAAGAGTCTTCCTTCGAAAAGCGAAAAGACAGATTCTTCTTCCAGAAGTTCGAGAAAGCCATTGCTGAACGTGACGAGCGAATCGAATATCTGGTTAGTGCTTTTTTGTTTAACAACGAAATATGGATTGGTGATATCTTTGAACCTGATGTAAGCCAGTTTCACAATGATAGAATAAAGCGAGTATCTGGTTTAGAAAGCTTATTCCACAGTGACGTGGAAAAGCTAGAGTTCTATCTCATCGACAAAGGGCTCACTTTACATTCCATCCTCTTGACATCAGCAACCAATTCCCCTATACTAATACAAGACGCACGAACCTTAGGGGTCTCATTTGAGACACTTACGGTAATCAACTATTTCGCAAACTTTACAGACTTATGGTTCCCACTCCACCCACTTCTCAAAATAAGGAGGCTTCAACTGCATAAGTACAAGTATCTGCTTCATATAGCAGATAAGAGGTATGACAAACTTCACAATACATTCCAAAATTTAGCGTTACATATTGCCTAGCAAATCACGCACTTAATATAGGAGATACATTATGTCATTTTCACAACTCAAGAAAAGAAGCCAGACGAATTTCAAGCAACTCGCCGAGAAGATGAGCCAGGAGAGTAAGGGCGGTAGTTACGAAGACAATCGCTTTTGGGAGCCTGACATCGACAAGTCAGGCAGTGGCTTTGCGATCATCAGATTCCTGCCCGCAATCGAGGGAGCCGAGATTCCCTTTGTCAAGACCTTTAGCCACGGATTCAAAACCGGGACGAAGTGGTTTATCGAAAACTGTCCCACCACCATCGGGCAAGAGTGTCCCGTTTGCGAAGCCAACAATGCGCTGTGGGAGACGGGGTCGAAAGAGAACCAAGATCTCGTGCGCAAGCGCAAGCGCCAGACTCGTTACATCAGCAACATCATCGTTCTCAGCGATTCTAAGCGCCCGCAGAACGAAGGCAAAGTGTTCCTCTACAAATACGGCAGCAAGATCTTCACTAAGCTCATGAATGCGATTGAGCCTGAGTTTGAAGACGAGAAGTCGTTCAATCCGTTCGACTTCTGGGAAGGTGCTCCGTTCAAGCTGAAGATTCGCCAAGTCGAGGGCTTCCGCAACTACGACAAGAGCGAGTTCGGAGATTGCGAGCCGCTGTTCCCTGAGGACGCTGCGATGGAGAAGGTCTGGAAGAGCGAGTACGACCTCAGCGAATTCCTCGATCCGAAGCAGTTCAAGCCCTACGCTGAAATCAAGAAGAAGTTCTTGCTTGCGATCAACGCACCAGCACAACAGGTTAAGTCTGAAGAAGACGAGGACGATGACGCTCCAGCACCAGAAGCGCCTAAGCCTCAGAAGGCTCCAAAAGCAGCCAAAGCCGAAGCAGCCAAAGCCGCAGTCGATGACGACGATGACTTCAAGCTGTTCAGTAGCCTGATCGACGAATAAGGAGGATGGGGCAAGGACGCCCCTATCTATCATGACTCCAGCATTCTATTCCAAATTCCAAATTCTCAAACGTGCTTTAGATGCGTTCAATGCCAGGTGCTCCTGTGAAAAATCGACCGTTTCTATAGCGTTCAGCCAACAGATCACTACTGATGAGAGTGACCCTGCCAATCTCGCTTGCGAGACATGGATGGGTTCTTTTAGCAGCAACATATTCACATATGATGTCACATACGGGACGGTAGAGTCTGTCTCAGAATATCTTGAGAATCTCGTGTTAAAGCTCGGGATCGAGATCATAGAGGCTATGGCGGCTAACATCGATGAGTGGTATCCCGACAGACCAGAGATCAAATCTGAGATATTCTCGTTGTATAGTCAGGCACGAAGCTTTATTGATAGCAGCCATCCCAAATTGGAGGATCATTAGGTTACAGGGGAATTGAATTTGTAACCAGGGACCCATCCAGGTTCAATCTGAGCATCTTTCTTAATCATTTTTCGTTTAATACCATTATTGATCCAGATTCGATTGTAGTTTGGAGAAGTTTCGCCAGTCCTGTGTTTGCCAAACATAGGGTTGTTTTCTCCTTTAGTGTTGGTATTTTCTCTCATTTTTTGTTTCGATTCATCAGAATGCTTTCTCCCAAACATAGGATTATTTTCTCCAGATGTATTGAGACGGCATTTAGATCTAAATTCAGCAGACATTTTTCTGCCTTTATTTTTAAGACTGATTTTTTGTTTAGTTTCATTTGATAGACGCCTTCCGGTAAAATGCTCAGAACTCATCATAACTCCTGAATAAAAAAAAGAATAATAACCATGTCATCATAGCATGGCTGGCATCCTCCGTCAATTGTCGAGTAAGAATGGTTAATAAAATTGATATAATCCTTTTAGATTTTCCCCCCTCTGCTCAAAAAACATTTGCCGAAT